TGCAGTGCCTCGGCGCTTTCAAACGACAGGCCAACACTGGTGATCAGTCCCGTCACCTCATAGAACAACGCCGTCCTTAGCGCCAAAGAAGGCAAGTCGTCATTGATCGGACTGGCACCGTCCTGCTTGATAAACAAGCTGGCCTTGAACTCACTGCCCAGCTGCTGACGCAAGATCAGCTGGTGCAAATAATGCGGCATTTCTTGATCCGCACCCGTCCTGCCACAGTTTGATGGCCGCCAGTCCCAGAAACAGCGGATGCTCCCCCCACCACTGATCAACCCACTGATCTGCTCAACAAAAGCATCGCCCAGGCTTGTTACGTCCATCGCCGCCCGTTCAGTGCTCACCGTGTAGTTGGCAATCTGCCCTAGGCAATGCGGCACCCCATCTTCAAGCTTGACCGCAATGTCGTAAGTGCTGGCTGGCACTTGCAACACAACAGCCTTGACAAGGCTGCCATCTAACGCATCGGCCCATGTGGTGTAGAGCCGAATGCCGCCTAAAGGATCAACATGCACAAACCACAAGCCATCGGAAAAGGTCGTGCCAACAAAATCCAGTGGTTGATTGCTCAGCGTCCCATCAGCGTTGACCCGTGCAATCGCCAAACGATCACCAGTGACAAAGGTGCCGTTGGGGAAATCAAAGCTGAACCGACGTGCCCCAACGTCCACGTCGCCCGGATCCATCGTGGAGCGAAACGTCTCCAGCGATGTCCGCGTCAGCTGGATAATCCCCGCAGAGCCGAGATAAACCGCCATCAGGAGCCTCCCAAGCTGGCATCAACCAGCGGCCCACACACCACGAACGACACCGACGCACGCATCACATCCCCAACCTGCAAGCCTGTTGAAACGCTGGTGATCAGAGCATCAAAGCTCAGCTTTCGATTGCCTGCGGTCAATTCCAGCCGTCGCTTCTGATCAGGCGGCACCGCACCCGTCCGCAAGACATCACCCAACAAAGGCGCCGCCGTCAGCTGCCCTTGATCGTTGGCGTAGTACAAGACCTCGCAGCTGCCGCTGTAGCTTTGCCGCCCTGCGCGATAGGTCGCAGCAGAATCGCCAAGCGTCGTTGTCGATAGCGCCTCAACGCTGCCGTCAAACGACCAGCTGCTGACCTTGCCAACCTTGGCTCCATCAATGCTCAGGTTGCCGTCTGTGCCCGTATAAAACTTGGCCATCAGACAGGCACGGCGACCAATTCCACCGCCACGCTAGCGATACCTGGAGACACATAAACCACGCTGGGCGAGCGGGCATAGCGCCATTTGGTGCCAGACGGCTGTACGTCCCCTGCGTTCACCATCCCTGCGTAAATCGAAGCGGGCAGGTCAAACACGCCATGCATCCCACCTTCGCCCGCAAAGTGCTGCGTGACCGCGTGCGCGTCCGCTTCCAGCACGTTGTCAAAGGCCAGTGTCAGCGTTGTGCCAACCACCGCCGAGCCATAACGCACGCGCACCTCATACCCAGACAGCGAAGAAAACGACCCAATCGGCGGCGCTCCTGGCGTCCAGGTTCGAGCAGTCGGCTGTAGGGAAGGAAATCCCGCCATCGTCACGAGACTACATGCGACCCTTGCAACATACTGACCACCACCTCGTCATTTCCGCTCCCGTCTACAGGCGTGTGGGAACCTGTAAGCCGCACTAGCCCAGCTTCCGACTCCGCGACTGATTCGACGCGATACAACACCAGCCCGCCCGTCTGCGCACCAAGCGACGGCAGCGCACTGAAATCAATCGCCACCACGTCACGCGCCCGCACACCAGGCAAAACACTCTGCGGCACATCAAAATCAACCGTGTGCGTAATGTGCTTCTTGGTAGCCAACAGATACTTGCCAAACATGGTGGCGTGATTGCTGCTTGTGCAGAAGTCGGATATATCGTGCTGCTCTGTTGGCGCATACGTTGGAGTTGTCGCGTAACGCACTTCTGCAACATTGGAAACGCTGTAGGTTGCCGACGACTGATTACGCCATGAGATCAGCGCGATGATGTCCTGCCGCTGAGATGCAGGCACATAGCTCCACCTCAAGCTATTGCTTACAATGCTTGACGCATTTAGCTCAAAACGCGGCGCCAACGGTGCGCCATCAATGGCCCCGTCTGCTTTGACTCCGATGACAGGCAGCAAGGCGAACCGCCCATCAACTTGGGCAAACTTCAGCAAGAAATACGGCGCCAGGCGCTGCAAATACTCTCGCAGATTGACAGGAGCGCTGATGACGCCATTGAAAAATAGCTGATTTGCTTCGGTGAACTTTGCCGCCAAGCGGAACGAATCAAAATCAACCAAGCGATCGGGCACCCGCCCTGACTTCCTGATCAAATGCAGCGCAAGATCGGCAAAGTTGTTACTGCTGCCTGTTGCGCCAGTCAGCACGCTTTCAACATGCACACCATTGCGGACAAAGCACCGCACTTGGTCTTCATAGCCCAGCGGTGTGGTAGCACCGACTGCAGGCCCTGGTTGGCTGTAGCTGGCTACCCCTTGCACAGTGATCCCAGCCGGATATGGCTTACCTTCCCCTCCATTAAACGAAATGATCCGCAAAACAATGCTGCTGCGGGTAAGAAGGCTCAATGAAATGGCGTAACTTGATGCGTAAGAAGCCTGCCCTGAATCACTGGCCAAGCTGCCGTTGACATAAACCTGATACCGAAACTGATAGTTCACGTTTGAGCTTCGGACTCGTAGAGGCGAGATATTTAGGACTTTTGTATCGCTAAACCCAATGTCAACCTGCGTGACAATGCTTTCGTTGAGCGTTCTCTGCGCATCGCTATCTGTATCAGTTCCCCCGATCTTTGCTGTTCTTGCTTTGACGGCAAGACAGCTGAGGTCTTCAAACGTCCCGCCTGAACCTGCAAAGATTGGCAGTTCAGTGGCTCCTTCTTGGGGGGCTCCTGTTTTGGGGTAGGTGTAAATGACTTCTGCGTTGACAGCAGCCGGCGAATCATACGGGCGACCCAGGCTGTAATTATACGATGTCAGCTCAACCGTAAATGTTGAAGGCGTTGTCACAGTGATGTCGCAGTTGAATACATTTACGGCGAGAGATGGCGCTTGGCTGCTATGCAAGGCGCCATTGACATAAGCTTTCCACGCAAAAAGCTGTGTCACATGCCCAATCACAACTCTGAGGTTGGTTACCCTAAAAGACAAAGCATTGGCTCTCGTAATCGAAAATGTCGTGCTCATCAGGCCGTTCACAAAGTCTTGCTTACTCTCGACCGTCGTATTGCTCAGCGTGTAATCAAAACCATGCTCAGGCATCGACCCATACGCAAACGCAGTCTTCCAGTCGAGCAGCTCACTGATACGCGCCGCACCCTTGTAGACATCCTCTGCGGCAATGTCGCCAACGCGCCCATCAGACACCACCATCCCAATCGACACGTTGGTGCCTGTTGTCGGATGTGCCTGTGCGCCAAACCGAGCCGCAGCAGGCGTCACCCACACCCCACCGTCACCATTGGCCGCCTTGCCAAACACAATCGGAACATGTGAGCCGATCTCAATCACCCGCTGCGTTGACGTAACATCCGCGTCCGTTGCAACAACAGCGCCCCACGCATCTAGCTGTTGTCCCGTCACGAACGGAGACGAGGCGCCAGACGGTTTTGCGTTGGAGTACATAGCGCTTACAGCTTTGGTGGAGTTCCCACAAGGACTGTGGTGAACACACGAGTGGGGATATGTGCCTCAACAGCGTCGAGGCGACTGCCAATTTCAAGCACCACGCTAGACGTGTCCATGTTGCCGCCCACTATCTCGCCGTGATACCCAGCAATCAGCGTCTTAGCTGCTGGCATCGTGCCGTCAGGATTAGGTGTAAACATGAACATGTTGACATCGACGACATGCCGCGCCGTGACGCCTTGAGTCAGTAGCGCATAAGCTTCGCTAGTCATCGGCAGCTGCATTTGCACGCTGTCGCTCCCGCCATTGCCTGCCTCCACAATTGCGCCAAGATTGAACGGATAAAATTCATGCCCATCAATAACAGTGCCAGGTTGATAGCCCTGCCAGCGATGTAAAACCGTGCCGTTTGCAGCTTGCACGCTAATAAATGATGCGATCGCAAAGTCCGTCATCGTGACAGCCCCACACGACGGCGGACGGCTGGATCACGCTCTAACAAGCGCAGCGTGTTCTCTGATGCCTGCCTGGACGCATCTTGCACGCCTTTGGTGAAATCGTCCTGTTTCACAAAGTTAGTGCCGTCCATTTGCACCACTGGTCCGGTGGTGATGTTCACAGTCTGCTGCGCTGTTCCGCCGCCTGTGTACTTCTTCCAATCTTCCAAGCTGGAGCGATTAGTTTCTGCTGCTTTGCCTTGGTTGTATTGCTCCGCCCGCTTGAGGAAGTCATTGAAAATATCCCAGAACTTCTTCGGGTCACGGCTTGCTACCTTGTCGTTGTTGTAGGCGTTCATAGCTGCGTAATACTCAGCCATGAACGACGAGTTCTTGCCCGCTTCACCAAAAGCTGCCACCCCGTTCTTGGCGCCAACACCAGCAGCAGCTTTGGCGGCATCAGCAGCGGACTGTGCCGCTTGAGCGGCGCGTTGCATTTCATTTGCAAACTGACCAGCGGCGCCAGCTGCGGCCTGGGTGTTTTTGGCCAAAACATTGGCCTGATACGCCGCACCAGCCGCTTGCACCTTGCCTTGGTATGTCGCGTCCGCTGCCCGTAGCTGGGCCGAAGCGACCTGTTCCGCAGCGCTGAGATGTCGCCGGGCAAGACCCACCGCTTCCTGCTGCGCACGCAGTGCCTCGAAGTGCGCCTGCGTCACAGTCTTTTGCGCAATCGCAAGTTTGACAACCGCTTCAACCTCTTTGGCTTTCAGCTGCGCCGCTGAAACAGCAAGCCGTGCCTTCTCCAGTTCTGCGGCGATCGTTGCCTTGGTTGACTGCAGCTCCAGCTGCGCCTGAGCGACGGTCAGGTCGTAAATGCGCTTGGCAATCGCAACCCGCTCTTGCTGACTGGTTGCCGCCTGCAGTTGCCCCTGCGCTTGATCCAGCAGCACCTGATTGATCGCCTGCTCCGCCTGCAAGCGTGCCTGCGTCACAGACAACGCCTGATCAACTGCAGTGGCCTGCGCTTGCGCTTGCTGGTCGATTGCTTTGACCGTCTCCTGGATCTGGTTGGTGACCTCCTCCTGTGCTTTCTTCAGCTGTTTGGCCGCCTCCTTCCCGTCGTCGATCTTCTCGGGGAGGCCGCTGTATTCCTTCACCGTTTCCGCTGCCGCCTGCTTTGTCCCCTCCTGCTCTGACTTGAACT